ACGCCCTCGCGGGCATCGAGCTTCAGTCCGACTGGCTGCACTACTACGTCGTCGGCAAGGGCACGCCACTTTCATCGCCGGACGACATCCGGCTTGACCCGGAGACGCCACTACGCAAGTTCATGGCAGTCGATCCGGCTATCTCGATCCGCGATTCCGCTGACGACTTTGCCATGGCGATTATCGGTGTGACCGAGGACAACACTCAGGCGTACCTGCTCAAGACCTACCGCGGCCACGTCCCCTTCCCGGAGCAGATCGAACTCATCCACGAGTGGAACCTGCTCTACCGCCCCATGTACATCGGCGTCGAGTCCAACGCCTACCAGCAGGCCCTCGCGCAGCAGGCCATGCGCCTGCCGGGGATGCCGAACATCGTTCCGATCTTCTCGAAGGGGAAAAAGGAGCAGCGCATCATGGCGATGGCCCCGTTCTTCAAGACGGGGCGCATCCGCATCACTCGCTTTGAGCGTGACTTCATTGACCAGTGGGTCTCGTGGGATTCCACGAAAAAATCCATACGGGACGACTTGCTCGATGCAGTGGAGATTGCACTCGGGCTCGCCGGGGTTCTCCTGCCGACGGTGCAACAGCACCTCGATCAGGAAGCTGCCAACCGTCCGCCGCGCAACCTCGAAGAGGCCGCGGCTCGTGAACTCGCCCAGCTCGACAACATCGGTCTCAAGAAGGGGCAAGTCCCCTATGACTCCGAACTCGGCGACTTTTATTGACAGTCACGGAAGGAGTCGGCAATAGACGTTTTCGGCAAAGGAACAATCGAAGGAACGCGCCCACTTCTGCCGCCCGGCGACTGCTGGATTTGCAGCAACTCGCCGCAGCAGGAAGAGATGAAGGTGATCGACACTCGCCGCAACACGAAGGCGGGGGGCGCACTTTCACACCTGTCGAACCGCATCTACATCTGCGAACCCTGTGCTCGCGAGATGGGTGCAGCGATGGGCCAGGTCTCCCCCGAGGTGTACGACCGGGCGGTCGAAGCCCTGCACGAGAGTGGGCAACGCGAAGCGACTCTCGAAACCGCGTTGGCAAATGCACTCACTCAGCAGCATCAGGTCGTAGACACGACCGTTCTCTTCGCGAAACTTGACGAACTAACCAAGGTCCCGAGCAATACGGCGTCCGCCGCACGGAAACCTGCGGCGGCTAAGAAGTAGATGTTCGGTAAGGCGAAACTCTACGAGCGTCTGCTCGTCGAGAAGGACATGCACATTCGCATTCTTGTCGCGGAGATCGACTGGCTTCGAGCACAGCTCGGGAGCCCAAGTCTTCGCGCAGCAATCAACCCGAGCGGACTTCCCGAGATCGATCACGCGATCAGCGATGGCGGTTGGGTGAGCGAAGCAGACGAGGCGCAAGCAATCCTCGACGAGGCGGGACTTAGTTCCGTACACCTACCGGAGATTCTCTCTGGGCTGGGATATAGCGACAGCGACCTGAGTTAGAAGGAGGCGCATGGCTGATCCGGCTTCCGGCAGTAATACAGCCGCGCCTGACCTTAGTCGCATCTCCCAGCTCAAGGACGCCAAGTCCCTGATCGCGAAGGTGCAGCAGCTCAAGAACAACCGCATCAAGCAGGAGCGCGACTGGAAGCTGAACATGGCTTTCTACCGCGGAAACCAGTGGGTCTGGTTCAACCGCTTCAACGGCCAAGTGCAGACAGTGCCGCAGGCTTCGCAGGGCGGGGATCAGCCGCGCTATCGCGTGCGACTCACCTCGAACCAGATTCTCCCCGGCGTACAGGGCCTGCTCGCGATGATGACCAAGACCAAGCCGGTCGTCTCGGCGACACCCGACTCTGGCGCAGAGCGCGACATTCGCGCGGCGCAGATGGCCGAGCAGATTTTCGAGTCATGGTGGCGCGACCTGCGTCTGCGGTCGAAGCTCCAGGAGGCCTTGCTCTGGTCGATCATCGGATCGGCCGGGTACTGGCGCATCTCTTGGGATCCATTCGCAGGCAAGTCGATGACCTACCTTGTCGACCCCAACGGGCAACCCGTGCTCGACCAGATCATGGCGGACATCTACCGCGATGAACTAACGCAAAGCGGTCAGGATCCCCGCCAGTTCGAGAAGACCGTCTACATGGGCGACGTGCGCATTGACGTGATCCCGCCCGACTCGCTTTACGTCCTGGACGCGGGCGACCACTTCGATGACGCCACGGCCATCGTCTGCAAGTACCCAATGACGCCGGACGAAGTGAAGATGCGATATGGCAAGGACATGCAGGCGACCTCTTCGGTGGACGCCTGGCAGATCCCTGACGGGGTGCTCGGCATCGGCGCGGGGGGCGGCGGCGAGAAGGACGTGCTTGAGGTCTACATCGGCTACTTCCGTCCGACCGCCATGCTTCCCCAGGGCCGGTACGTCGTCTTCACTGAAGACCCGTCCGAAATCTTGTACGACGGCCCGTGGCCCTTCCCGACGCACGACATGCCGTTCGTGAAGTTCCCCGGCCCGCGCGTCCCCGGATCTGCGACGGACGAAGCTGTCGTCACGCATGCCCGGCCGCTTCAGAAGGAACTGAATCGCACGATCTCGCAGATCGTGATGCACAAGAACCTGACGCTGAAGCCACAGATTCTGGCTCCACAGGGTTCGCTGTCACAGCGACTCACTGACGAGCCCGGCGCAATCATCGAGTTCATGCCCATCGGCGGAGCCGTGCCCTCGTGGCGCGAGATGCCCTCGATTCCGGCCTACGTCTTCGAGCACTTGCGCGACATTCAGGGTCGGCTCGACCGGCTGTTCAATCTTCAGGCCGTGACACAGGGGAATGTTCCCCCGAACGTCGAGGCAGGCATCGCCATCGACCTCCTCCAAGAGGCGGCGGTCGATCAGATTTCACCCGTCATCGGCGCGATGGAGGACTCGCTCGCTATCGCGGGCGACCTCCTGATCCGGTTGGCGCAGAAGTTATACACCGAGCCGCGGTTGATGAAGATCATCGGCCCGGGGGGCGCGACCAAGGTCAAGCGCTTCCTCGGCTCTGACATCGACGGTGGATTCTCGTTCTATGCGGAGGCGGGCTCCGGCCTTCCTCGCACGCGCGCCGGACGGCAGTCCCGCGTCGAGTCACTCGTCCAGATGGGCGTTGTCCCGATGGACAAGGCGTGGAAGTACCTCGATGTGGCCGATCTCAAGGGTCTCGCCGCGATCTTCGCTGCCGACGAGGAGCAGGCTTATCGTGAGCACGACAAGCTCACGAAGGGCGACCCGATCAACATGGAGTCGTTCCAAGAGGCCATGCAGGCCGTGCAACAGGGAATGAATCCTGCCACGGGGCAGCCGCTGACTCCGCAGGACAATCCGCAAGCGATTGTTCAAGACGCGGCGCTACAGCCCAATCGCTTCGAGAACTTCACGGTGCATCTCGACACCCACTCGCTCTACATGAAGAGCGTCGAGTGGGAGTCGCTCGCACCAGATGTTCAGAAACGGTACATCGACCACTGGAACGCGACGTTGAAGGTCTACTTGAGTCTGCCGAAGCCCCCGGACAAGATCGAGGGCACACGCACCACGCTGCAACTCAAGGGCACCATCGACCCGACGACAGCATCGCAGGTTCTGTTCAGGAACGGCGTGTACGAAGCCGATCCGAACAACCTCGCACAGCCGCCGCTGGAGACATGGGTCGCGGACTCCATCGACAAACCGGACGCCAGCGCGGCGGGGAACAACCCGCTCGATGACGCCGAGCAGATGCAGGGAGTGCAGCACGCGCAGGAGCAGCACCAGATGAAGGTCGCGAAGGCCGCGGCCGACATCACGCTGGCACAGAAGCGTGCCGAACACCTCGGGAAGTCGGGGGGCTAGCCCGCTATGGCGGGCAAGTCCCCTTACTCCGAGCAGGATAAGGCGCGCGTCTATACGGCGCTACTCGGCAACGACGGAAATGTGAAGCGCACCGCCCGCGATACGTCCGTCCCCGAGAACACCGTCCGGCGTTGGAAAGCGGACTTCGTAGAGAACCCCCCGTCCGTCGAGGCCACTGAGGCCGCGGTCGGGGAGTTCATCGGAGACGCCAAGCGAGTACGCAACAAAGCCGTCTTGGAGATCGAACGGCAGATCGACGCGCACGAGATGAAGGGCGCAGCCCTCGTCACGACCGTCGGTGTACTCGACGACAAGATCATGCGTGTCGAAGGTGTCGTATCCAAGCACCAGGTCGACCATGTGCATCACCTGCCAAGCGCCGAAGAGGCGCGCGAGCTACTCGGCGGACTCCTCACGGGAGCCCTCGTTGCTGGCCGCCTTCGCCAGGCAGAACTCGTTGAAGCGGATCTGAAGGAACAAGTCATAGACGCTGAGTTTGTGGCACTCCCCGCTGGCCCGTCCTCACAGACATAGGAGATATCCACTGTCCAATTTTGCAACTGAGGAGACTCCCGCAGTAGCGGACGACGGAGGCGGCATGACCGCCGAAGAGGGACACCGTCTCGGCCTTGAGGCCGCGAAGGGAATCCCCGCCGAGTCCGCTGACGCAGGAGCAACCCCCGCAGAAGCAACTCCCACGGGTGCAGAGCAGGGTGACGCTGCAACGACGGAAGTCGACAGCTTCTCGAAGCTCGACCCCAACACTCTCCCGCCTGAACTCAGGCCGTACTACGATTCGATGCAGGGCGACTACACGCGCAAGACGCAGGAAATCGCCCCGTTTCGGCAACTTGCTCAGGACACTGGGCTCGACGTAGACGGACTGCGTCAGTCGGCGGAGTTGTACGCCGCACTTCAGGATCCCACCCAGCTCGTGCAGTTCCACTCGGAGCTGACCGCAGCACTCCAGGCGCAAGGACTATCCCCGGCGGAAGCCGCGGCGGTAGCAACCGAGCATGTCGCGGAAGTGACGGCGGGTGGAGGGCAGGAAGACCTGTCGCTGGATCCCGAGGAACGGCGTATTCAGGATCTGACTTCCCGCCTCGACCGCTTCGAGCAGTCGCAGGCGGCGGAGACACAGACCAGACAGAACGAGCAGCGGGCGAACGCTCTCCTCGCCGAGATGAATCGGCAGGAGATGGTCGTCAAGGAGGCTCATCCTGACTGGAGCCAGGCGGACATCGATGCGACGTATGAGATCAGCGCCTTCTATGGGGGAAACCTTGTACAGGCTGCATCTCGGTACGACGAGATCGTGTCCGACAAGGTGACTCGGATCCTGAACGGTAAGGGTGCAGCAGCGGCCAACTCGGCACTCACACCGCTTCCGGCGGCTGTGGCGGGTATGTCCCGCGGCACTGACTTCGGTGGCGACCTCGACGCAGCCCACAAGGCTGCGATGGCCGCCGCGAAGCTCCTTCCGTAGTAACTCCCCTGACCCGCCTCGGGGTTCCTCCAACTGCAACCCCACGGGAGTAACAAGTGGCATTTCCTTCCATCGCCACGACCCTCGATCCGATCCTCAAGGAGTTCTACATCCCTCCGGTCATCGAGCAGCTCAACAACGAGGTGCTCGTTTTCCAGCTCTTGGATGCTTCTGACGAGGAACTGATCGGGCGTCGGGCAATCGTTCCGGTGCATAGCCGCCGGTCGGGCGGAATCGGTGCGCGCGCTGAGTATGGCACGCTGCCGATTGCGTCGGCCCAGGGCTACGCGAACGCGATCTACCAGCTCAAGTACCTGTACGGCCGCGCTCAGATTTCTGGGCCGGGCGTCGAGCTGTCGGCAGATCCGCGGGGGGCATTCCTTCAGGCCTTCAAGGCCGAGCTGGACTTCCTCCGCAACGACCTGACCATCGACCTCGCACGTCAGGTGTACGGAGACGGCACGGGCCAGGTG